CTTGCTTTTTTAATCTAAGCTCTATCTCTTGCTTCTCTTTTTCAAACTCTTCTTTTACACCATTAAGTGTATCAATATCTACCTTAAAACCTCTTCTGTATATTTTGGCTAAAGCTACACAAACTTTATTGGTAAATATAACTGTCTCCATTAATCCTGCATCTTGTACAGAGTTAAGTCTTTTGTACTGAAGATCACACAACTCTTGTGTTGCTTTTAAATCTGCACTTAGGTATTCTGATAACTCATCTCTAGGTATCTCATCTACTCCGACACCTTTAGCAAAGTATTCTTTTAGAGTATCTTGTTTCTTAGTATTTAAATTATGTCTCTCTGCACAGGCTTCTAAAGATAAAGGTTTCTTTATACCTTTTTGTAATACGTACTCTGCTAACATTGTATCAAATACAACACCATCATACTTGAAACCTGACTCCCAAAGCCACATCAAGTCGTATGCAATGTTGTGACCAATTAGGATAGTAGTAGCATCTAATAACTCTTGTATGCCTACCACAGATTCTCCATCTCTGTCCATGTTATATAAATACTCAACACCTTTATCTGTTCTACAACCTACCATAACTAACTTGTTGTCTGCTTCAAAAGGATCAAGATGCATCTTACCATCTCGCTTTGTAACTGTATTCTCTACATCAATTGTTAATTTCATTTAATGTCTCCTTATGGTTCTCTAAATATATTATAGCTCTTTTTAAAAATTCAACACTATCAAAGAAACCACCCAAAGAACGATTACAACTATGGCATAACCATCCTCTAAATGTTTCTGATTCATGGCAATGATCTATGACCCAAGCACCATTTCTTTGTCCACCTTTTCCTGCCACCTCTGTCTCATCTTTTTTACATATTGGGCATTGATAATTATTATCAGGCATACCATATTTGTATCGCAATCTGTTTCTAACTTTACTTAAATCATTATTGCATTTCTTACACTCAGGTCTAAGGAAGTTAGCACCTGAAGATACACTAAAACTAGATAAAGGTAATCTTCTTTCACACTTGCTACAAGTTTTAGTTTCGCCATCTATATGGCTCAGTTCTATTTCAAACAACTCTTGTTGTGTCATGGTTCGTATCTTCCAATCTTGTAGTTTAATGTACAATGTCTTGTGCCATGCCATCCTGTAAGTTTATTCTTTACCACATTTAAGTGTCTTTGTAAATCCTCTTTATCAGGATCATCATCTTGCTTTGGTGGATTCTTTGCAATCAAGATCATCAAGTCTGCTTCTGCTGCTTTACCTGTACGACTGCCTTCCATCATAGATTGGTTGAGTAATACTTTACCCTCTGCATCTGCAGATAACTGCGACATATAAAATATAGCACAATTATATTGTTTAGCAATCATACGAGCATGGATAGCATTTGCTTTGAGTGCTTCATCTTGTCTAGCAAATCCTTGTGTACGAGCAAACTTATCTCCCATATCTAAAACTACAATATCAGGACTGTATGATTTACACACACTTTCTACCCAAGACATATCTCTACCTGTGGCATCTTTAATCTTTATTAAATCTTTTACAGGTTGATATAAGTCTCTTGCTTTTGTAGGCTCTCTCTTTATCTCTTGCATAGTCATACCTGTAGACGCAGTAAGATATCTAGCACCTACTCTGTGACTACCCTCTTCATTACACAAGACAATACAATTAGCACCTTGCTTTGCAAAACCATCAGGTGATGCAATAATACTAGCATGAAAAGAAGTCTTGCCTGTATTTGGTCTAGCACCCACTTCAATTAAGTGTCCTGCATTAATGCCACTAATATGTCTAGTTAAAGATGGTAAATTAAAATGCCACCTTGCTTCAAGATCATTCTTCTGAAGTAAAGTCTCTATATCCATATCATCCCAATCCACATTAAGATCAGGAGTGAAATCATCTTTGTGTTGTTCTAACAGAATACGTAATGGCTCTAAACTTGATTGTGTGCCATTGACATATTCAAAACCTAGATTAGCTACATCCTCTCCTACAACTCTTTGAAACAACTTTGACAATACTTCTTGTGCTATATCTTTTCCTAATGGTTGCTCTTTCTTAATATCATTAAAAAGTATTGAGTATGCTTGTTTCTGTGCAGTTGTTAGATTAGGATTGCTTGACATGAATAATGCTTCTATCTCATCAGGACTGATATCTCTATTGTATCTGTCCATAGCATAATCAATAGCTTTCTTAACCTTGCCTATATCTTTACTAAAAAGTCTATCAGGACATTTAGCACCTCTATGCTCATCATAGAAACCTTTGTCCATCAAACTTCTAACTAATGCTACTTCCATATTGCTTTCTCCTTTGGGGTTAAAGAATATAAGTTCATTATATCCTCTTCGTTGAAGTATTTTAAATCGTCTTTTAACTTTAAGACTTTTACATTATCTACGTGTGGTCGTAATTCTCTAGCGAATAGCATTGTTTTAGGGATAGCATCAGGGTCTAGAGCAATTATAGCAGTTGAGAATTGCGATAAGTATTGCTTATGGAGTTCCGATAATGATGTTCCCAACACTGCTACCCCTACGTAGACATCACTACCTATTACGGAGGCACTTATACAATCCTCAACCACAACTGCCACTTTACCACAACCAAAAGTAAAGGGCAATCCTGTATTACCATATCTTTTCCATTTAGGTAATCTCATTCCTAGTGATCTTCCCACACCATCTACTATGATACCATTTTGGTGTATAGGGAAGACAACTCTATGTTCTTTTACATCGTAATGTAAATGTATTTTATTTGTGTCTATTCCATATTCATAGACAAACCTTTTAATCTCATGTCTGTCAACTGAGTAAACTACATGATCAGGTAAATCCATTCCCAACTTGGGAACAGATGATTCTGCTTCTTTTTTGTGCATCTTTTTTTCTATATCCTCTATTGAAATTCTAGTTTTATTTTTTCCTGACACATTACAAGATGCTTTATAGCAATTATATAATAATGCACCCATAGAATTAGTAACAGTAAATGTTTTATGTCCATTACATATAGGACAATCCATTCTTACTGTTTCATCAATAGGTATATTTAATTCTTGTATATATGTATATATATCTGCGGGCATAGACAATATCCTTTTACCATACTTTTATTTACTTGTCAAATTTTTACGCATATCCAATGCTAAACTTGCACTTGTTAGTGTGTGCTTCATGTATGGTTTAACACTTTGAGGGTTTGCATGACCTGTTACTGACATAATATTTGCCATAGATACTCCTGCGTCAACCATTTCTGTAGTTCCTGTTCTTCTGAGATCACTCAATCGTAGCTCATTAGAGAGTCCTGCAGAGGTCATAACCTTTCTTGCTAGTAAAGGTAGCTTATATAGTGAATAAGGCTCGTAGACCCCCTTATATGGCTTTGTACGAGGTGCTACGTACTGTTGAAACCCAAAATCTTCTTTCTGTTGTGTTAACATCTCTGTTAAATCATCTGATATGGGTAAAAATACCTCTGCTCTTCGTTTAGATTGCTCTATGTGCATAGTTTTTTTATCTAAATCTAGGTTTTCCCACTTTAACAATCGCATATCGCCTAACCTTTGACACCATTCATATGCCATTTGTGCTATCAAGCCAATATTTCTTGTTTTAAAGTTAGAATAAGCTAAATCTAGAAACTTTTGTATATCATCTTTAGTCCAAACAACTTTTCTTTGTTTAGTTACTTGTCTTTTAACACTACGAAATGGATTATTCTCTATGTATTCCATATCAATGGCATAGTTAAATAATATCTTTGCTACAGATAAAACATGATTGGCTAACGATACTCCTCTGTCGCACCACTCTCTGTAAACTACTTTACACATTTTAGTAGTGATCTTTTGCAACTGATAATTACCTAATTTACTAGATTGTAGGTCACTATCCATAACTATACGAGAAAAATATACGTATTGTTTTTTAGTCTCTTCTTTTACGTGTTTAAACTCGTAAGAACCATAATATTCCATTACTAAATCTTTTAATTTCATGCTATCTCCTTAAACCATTTTGGTCGTTGGCTATAGTTGTATCTAGCAAACCTAGATTTGTCAACAATATAAAATTTACGATAG